AATAAAACAATTTAATTTACCACTAATAGTATTTAGATCAAAATCAGGTGGTGCACACGTATTTTTATTTACAGAAAATTATGTGTCAGCAAGTTTAATGCAAGATAAATTAAATGAAATTAGATCTGTATTAGGTTATGGAGGGTCAGAAGTTTTTCCAAAACAAAGAGAATTAAAATCGAAAGATGATACAGGAAATTTTTTAAATTTACCATATTTTAATTGTAGTCAAACAACAAGATATGCCTTTCTTGAGAACGGCGATGCTGCTAACATAGAAAGTTTTTTTGAACTATACGAAAGATATAAACAAAAAGACATAAGCATAATAAAAATTAAAAGACCTGAAACTCCTTTTTCAGATGGACCACCATGCATTGAAAGTTTAACTCAAAATAAATTAGAAGACGGTCGAGACAGAGTTATGTATCAATACATTGTATATGCTAAAAGAAAATGGCCGGAAAATTGGCAAGATAAAATTTTTGAATTTAATTATAATTATTTTAAAATCCCCTTAGACCAAAAAGTAATTACAGGAAAAATAAAAACAAACGAAAAGAATGATTTTAATTACAAATGTAACGAAGAACCAATGTGTGATGTTTGTGATAAAAAATTATGTAAATCTAGAAAGTTTGGTATCGGACAAGAAGCAATATTTCCTAATCTTACAGACCTGCAGGTTGTTAACCTGGAGGAACCATACTATTACATGAATGTAGATGGTGATAGACTATATTTAGATTCAGCAAAACATTTAACAAATCAAAGTTTATTTCAAGAAGAATGTGTTAAACAATTAAGATTAAATCCACCAACACTCAAAACAAACGATTGGAAAAAACTTACAAACATACTTTTAAACGGTGCAGAGATAACAGAACCAGCAGAGGGCACAGGCACAAAAGATATATTAAGAAACTATCTTGAAGACTATTGTGTAAACAGAATACAAAAAGATGATTTTGAAGATTTAAAAAATGGTGGAACATATACTAAAGAAGGCTATCATTATTTTGTATTTGATAATTTTTTTCATAACTACTTATCAAGAAAACATTGGAAGGTGCCATATCAAAGAACATCACAGATGTTAAAAGATAATTTAAATTGTGGAACTAAACGCGTTGGTAAACACAAGTTATCCGTATTTGTCGTATCTAGGTTCGATAAAAAAGAAGAAACGTATAAACCTAAAACTTTTAAAAAAGATAATTATTAACAGGAGGTAGAATGGCTAAACTAGAAAAATTTTCAATATGGGGTAGCGAACCCCAATACAAAAATGCTTGTTATAAATTATTTCACGAGCGAAAAAAATTATGGTTTGAAGGACATGTTCTAACAGGGGACGATGAAAAATATATGAAAGAAATGATGAGTAAATATTATTATTCTCCATTAAAACCACATCTGGTACAAGATGTTTGGCATGAAAATAAAGATAAGATTATAGAAATAAAAGTTGTGTTAGGTCCTGTTTTTGGAGAAAAAACTTTTGAATTTTGGACAAAAAAACCAACTTATAAAATGGCTAAAACAATAGGTATGGTGGATGGTAAAATATCATTTACTGATAAAGAGGGTAAACCATTTTTAATGGAAACAGTTGACAACCCTGGAACAATGTTTAATTTTTCTGTTGCTAGATGTATTTGTTTTCCGGGTCAAACTGGTTTGGTTCATGAAAGTGCTTTACCCAAACCTGCAGTAATGCAAGCTTTAAAGAATGCAATTGCTCAACCAAAAATACAATGGAAAAAAAATCAAGGATATAGACCAAGAATTGATCCGCGTATGGACGCTCATCATGTTGATGGTAAAGAGTTTAAAACTATTTTTTTAAAATTTGTTAATACTTTAAAAATTAGTGAAGAAGAATTTTATCAGAAAATATATCCAGAACATGGAAATTATGAAACTAATTTACTAGAGTATGTCAATATAACTGGATGGCAATTTAAAAATAATCTTAACGCAAATACTTGGAGAGAAACATGGTTTGACTTTCATGAAAAATATAGAGAGTATGAAATGATAGATCCTGTTGCTCATCACAAACTTAGTTCAGATGAAATTAAGTTTAAAACTAGTATTAGAAAAAATGTTGAGGATTTATTGAAATGAGAACTATAATATATGGACCACCAGGAACAGGTAAAACATACACTTTGTTACAACATATAGAAAAATTTTTAGAAACAACAGAGCCTGATAAGATTGGATATTTTACATTTAGTAAAAACGCTGCGATAGAAGGTAAGGAAAGAGCTGCACTTAAATTTAAATTATCTCTATTAGATGATCTGCCATACTTTCAAACTTTACATTCATTTTGTTTTAATCAACTTGGTTTAAGTAGAAACCAAGTAATGAAAGAAAAACATTACAAAGAGTTAGGAGAAAAAATGGGAATAGAAATAGAAGGAACACAACAAGATGAAGACCATGATGGTGTTTTTTATTCAAAGAATCCATACATACAATTAATAAACATAGCACGATCAAAAGAAATAGATCCTGTAAAATATTATCATCTTACAGACAACCCAAAAGTATCATTAAATAAATTAAAAATTATATCAGAGGAATTACAAAGATATAAAATAGAACATGGTCTAGTTGACTTTCCTGACATGATAGAAAAATTTTTAAGTGGTGGTGATACACCAAAACTAAGAGTTATGTTTGTAGATGAAGCACAAGATTTAAGTTTAATACAATGGAAGTTAGTAAGACGAATAGAAGAGTCAGCAACAGATTCTTTTATTGCTGGTGATGATGACCAGGGTATTTATAAATGGAATGGTGCACATGTAAATACATTTATAAATTTAGAAGGCACAAGAAAGATATTAGAGCAATCACATAGGGTGCCGCAAAAACCTTTTGAACTTGCAAACAAAATTATAAACAAAGTAAAAAATAGAGTAGACAAAAAATATTATCCAAAAGAAAAACAAGGATCTGTAAAACGTTGTCAAAGTTTACATGAAGTAAATTTTACAACAGGTAAATGGTTAGTGTTAGCCACAGCAAACTATATGTTAAATGATATAGGTGATGTGTTAGATGAAAAAGGTTTATATTGGCAAAGACGAAAAGCAACACCTAGAGTAAAAAATATATACGAAATTATACAAAAATGGGATGAATTAAAAACAGGTGTGCCCATGCATTTTAATGATTGTAAAAAAATATTTAACAAAATGAATAAAAACTGGGACAAAAAATTATTTAAAGCTATGGTCAAAGACCAGTTCTATGATATCGATGATTTAAAACAGAAGTATGGCTTGCAAACAGAGGCAGACTGGCAAGAGGCATTAGACGAATTAGGAGATGAAGACATAAGAAAGATAACAAAACTAATTAAATCAGGAGAGGATTTAACTAGAGACCCAAGAATAAGTGTTTCTACAATACATGGAGTAAAGGGTAATGAAAGAGAGAATGTAGTTGTAACAACAGATTTGTCGAATGCAGCGTTTATTGATTATGAAAAAAATCCAGATGATACACACAGATTATTTTACGTTGCATGCACAAGAACAGAAAACAATTTATTTATAATCGAACCACAAAGGAAAAAAGCATATGACATCTAAAGATTTATTTAAAGGCACGACATACAAATCACTAGAAGAACAGGTTGGTGGCAAACACTATCGCACTATGAAAATTCAACCAGCACATTTTATTAATGAAAATAAACTCTTGTTTGCTGAGGGGAATGCTATAAAGTATATTTGCAGGCACTCTGTAAAAGGAAAGGAAGAAGATATTAGAAAAGCAATTCATTATTTAGAAATGATTTTAGAGAGAGATTATTCATGAAGCCAATATTTAAACCACAAACAGAATGGTTACCACCAGAGTCTTTTCCTGATCTATCAAAGTATGATGAGATCGCGATAGACTTGGAAACAAAAGACCCAGAACTAAAAACTATGGGTTCTGGCTCTGTTACTGGTAAAGGTAATATTGTTGGTATAGCTGTGGCTGTGCATGATTGGAAAGGTTATTATCCTATCGCTCATGAAGGTGGTGGTAATATGGATAAAAGCATGGTCCTAAAATGGTTTCAAGATGTGTTAAACACAGAGGCTACAAAGATATTTCACAACGCCATGTATGACGTATGTTTTATTAAAGCTACAGGATTAAACATATCTGGAGAGATCGTAGATACTATGATTGCTGGCTCTCTCGTGGACGAGAATCGCTTTCGTTATGATTTAGGCTCTATGGGTCGTGATTATCTAGGAATAGGCAAGAACGAGGCTGTATTGAAAGAAACTGCAGATCTTTGGGGTGTAGATGCTAAATCAGAAATGTACAAATTACCTGCAATGTATGTGGGTGAGTATGCAGAACAAGATGCAGAGCTAACTCTTAAACTTTGGCAAGAGATGAAAAAACAAATCTATCACGAAGACGTAGAAGATATATTTAAACTAGAGACTGAACTTTTTCCTTGCCTAGTTGATATGCGTTTTTTAGGTGTACGTGTAGATACTGAAGCAGCATATGAATTGAAGCAACAATTACTAACAGAAGAAAAAGAATGCCTACACAAAGTAAAAAAAGAAACATCAATAGATGTTCAAATATGGGCTGCACGTTCAATAGAGAAAGTTTTTCAAAAACTAAACCTACCATACGACCTAACTGCCAAAACA